AATTCTGGCATTGAAGTTCGTGGAGAATTTTCATCATCTACTGATCGTGGAATATCTTTTCCAGTAAATACAACAATTGCAAACAACTATAGAATTAGCGCTTTCCAAACTTGGTACAGAAATGATAATCCTCAATTTCCAAGCACTCCTTCACAACTATTTGAGATAAACCATAAAAATGAAACAGTTAAGTTTTACCTAGTTGCAACTAATTCAGAAAGAACAAGAGCAAAAATATTTGCCTTAAACGATTCTACTGGAGAAGCGGTCAATGGTTTATCATATTATATTAATGGATCTATAGTCAGAGAACCAGTCCTTACAATTAAGGAATGGTCAATTATAGGTATTTCTTTTGCTTCTCCATTAATATTTGACTCATTTCTTGGATCTGTTAATATCAACGGTTCTGGGGTATTTAACAATATCTCTTATTACCAAGCCACAGATCTTCAGCAAATTCGTAGCGTAATAACAAGGCCTTGGGCAAATGTTAAAACAGAAGACGGCACGAACTTTGACTGGCAATACTGGGAGACAAACTACTCCTGGAACGGAATGCTGGTATTGTCAACATCCTCAACATACGGAGTAAATCCTTCAGATATCTATAAAACCTATATTGGAACTAATAAGATTATCATTGATGATGGAGAAGGTATGATTCTAGACTCAGATAAACTAAAAATATACGATACTGTAGAGTGGTCAAGTTCTGTAATCACTCCAGTCTAATATGGTATACTAAAGGTTATGAATCCATTAATTAGTCAAAAAACTGGTAAACCTCTGGTAAGCAATGTACGTAAAAAGGTCATTGACAAGCAATATAACTGGGGACTGTATGTATATAAGAAGTCAACAGGTAAGTGGTTTACTGATGGAGAAGGTAATGTTCTCAACATTGAGTCTATGCGTGGAGACATTTCCAAGATAGCAGAATTAAAGAATGCAGCAAAACATTTTGGTGATCCAGGAGATGGCGAAGCAGTCTTTGTTGCTGGACTTACAAGAATTACAGATGAAGAGCATTCAGAGCAGATGGATAGACTTAAGCAAGGTTTGATCCCATCAATGAACGACCTTGGTGCTTGGAAGGCTGCACAAGATACAGTTGACAAATATGGCAGGGGAGCGTTAGATGAATAACGATAACCCTGTAATTAGAGCAAGTCTAAACACACAAGAAGAACCAGAAAACCTTTTTAGAGATCAAGATCCATTTACTAAATCTTGGGAAAGCCTAAGGGAATATTCTGGACTAGATCAAAACTTTAAACGAAGAGTCTCTAGAGTTGTAAATAAAGCAATTGGCGATGAAGCATATCTAGATGCAGCAAATGCTATGCCTTCTGGACAAGACTCTGGATCTAAGCAGATTAACCCTGGAACTGTATATCGTAATGGTTATGGTTTGTTTGATGTAATTACTCCACCGTACAACATGTATGAGTTGGCAAACTTTTATGATACATCTTTTGCTAATCACGCAGCCATTGATGCTAAGGTAGAAAACATTGTTGGACTTGGTTACAGGTTTGATATGACAGACAGCACCTCTCTTCGTTTTGAAATGAGCGAAGATCAAGATAAAGTAAAGCGTGCTCGCAAGCGTGTTGAAAGAATGAAAATTGAGATTCGTGATTGGCTAGAAAACCTTAATGATGACGACTCTTTTACAAAAATTATGGAAAAAGTTTTTACAGATGTACAGGCAACTGGAAATGGGTTTATTGAAGTAGGAAGAAACGTAGAAGGTGAAATCGGATACATTGGTCACATACCAGCCACTACGGTTAGAGTGCGTAGACTTCATGATGGCTTCTTGCAGATTATTGGTCAGAAGGTAGTTTACTTTCGCAACTTTGGAGCAAGCAACCAAAACCCAGTAACTACTGATGCTCGCCCAAATGAAATTATTCACCTTAAAGAGTACTCTCCTCTAAATACTTTTTACGGAGTTCCAGATATTGTGTCCGCTCTTCCTTCTCTTATTGGAGACAAACTGGCATCACAGTACAACATTGATTATTTTGAAAACAAGGCTGTACCAAGATATGTAATTACCCTTAAGGGTGCACAACTTTCTGGAGATGCAGAAGACAAAATGTTTAGGTTTTTGCAGACTGGACTTAAGTCTCAGTCACATAGAACTCTCTATATCCCACTTCCTGGAGATACAGATCAAAACAAGGTTGAGTTCAAGATGGAGCCAATTGAAAATGGAATTCAAGATGGATCATTTAAAGAGTATCGCAAGCAAAATCGTGATGACATTTTAATCGCTCATCAAGTGCCAATCTCAAAACTTGGTGGAGCAGACTCTGGCGCTATCGCAGCAGCCTTAGCACAAGATCGCACATTTAAGGAACAGGTTGCACGCCCAGCCCAGCATCATTTAGAGAAGGTTGTCAATAAGATTATTCGTGAAAAAACAGATATTCTTGAACTTAAATTTAATGAATTAACACTGACAGACGAAATAGCCCAGTCCCAAATTCTTGAAAGATATGTTAAAACTCAGATTATGCTACCAAATGAGGCTCGTGAAATTCTTGATTTGCCTCAGGTTAGCCATGGAGATGAGCCTCTTCAACTATCTGCAAGACAGGCTACAGATGCAAGAGCAAATCTAGCAGGCAATCGCCAAAGGGATACAGAAAGAACTAATAGTCAATCCGATGGCACAGCAACTGTCTCTGGGAGAAATCCACAGGGTGAAGGTCGATCATCTCAATAGTTGAGAAATCTTCATAAACATTTGATATAATAGGACTGATATGAAAATAAATAAGGCTTCTTGGGTGACTGACGGCGACAACGTTCGCTTATCAATGCCACTCACAAAAGTAGACGAAGGCCGTAGAATAGTTTCTGGTTTTGCATCTCTTGATAACCTTGACAAGCAAATGGACATTGTTACTACAGAAGCATCAATGAACGCTTTTGCTAAATTCCGTGGGAACATTAGAGAAATGCATCAACCATCAGCAATAGGTAAGATGGTCTCATTTAAAGAAGAAAAATATTTTGATCCAGAATCTAAGAAGTTCTATAAAGGCGTTTATGTTTCTGCATACATCTCAAAGGGCGCACAAGATGCTTGGGAAAAAGTCCTAGATGGAACATACACTGGTTTTTCTATTGGTGGAAGAATGAATGAGTGGGATGATGCATATGATGAAAAATCAGATGCACAAATTAGAATTATTAAAGAATATGACCTGATTGAATTATCATTGGTCGATAGTCCAGCAAACCAGTTTGCTAGCATTATGTCGGTTCAAAAAGTCGATGGTGTTGATATAATTAAAGGTGATGAAACAGTTCTAGAAAACGTATTTTATGATAAAGAATCTGGTATAGTAGTTACCTCAGAAGAAGAAACACTAGCAAGTCCTGTATCTGGAGAAGAGATGCAGAATATTGGCTTTGTTGAAAAGTATGATTCTGATAAAGCAGACATGATTAAGTTCTTAGTTGATAGTGCTAAAGGCATTAGGACAATTAAGATTACAAAGGAGGTAAACCCTATGACAGAAACAACAGCAGTATTAGATACTCCAGTTGAGAATGCAGAGGTCACTCCAGAGGCACAGCCAGCAGAAGTTATTGAAACTCCTGCAGTCGCTGAAGAAACAGTAGTTGCTCAAGAAGCACCTGCTGCAGAAGCAGTCGATGGTAGTGCAGAATCTACTGATGCAGAGGAAGCACCAGTAGAAGAAGAGAAGACAGAAGAGGCAGTTGCAGATGCAGTTGCTGATGTTAAAGAAGAAGTTGCTAAGGCACTTGCTGAAATTAACGCTTCTCTTACTAATGCCTTTGGCGATCTCGCTGCAACCGTTAAGTCTCTTCATGAGCAGGTAGCAGCAGTAACAAAGTCCATTGATAATGTAACTGGTGAAGTTAACAGTATCAAAGGTAACTTTAATGAGTTTGGCAAGCGAGTTGATGCCGTAGTTGCAGACACCGCTTTCCGCAAGTCTGGCGATCTAGGCGAGATCGTGCAGTTTGAACCTGTAAAGGTTCAGAAATCCCTATGGGGCGGTCGTTTCCTCAAATCAACCGACCTATTAAACTAAAGATATAAAATCACTAGGAGGTGAACAATATGTCGGAACAAAATACAGATATCGTAAAGAATTATCCTGGATCACCAACTGAATCCCACGCCCACAACGGCGACGGTGCATTCGCATCTGGTGCTATCGGTGGTGCAACAACCACAGATGCCAACGGTAATCTTTCACCCGCTGCTTCGCTTGGTAACATTGCTACAGCGAACTTCGGATCAACATCTGGCGCTAATGCTGTAAACCCAACTGGAACACCAGGTGGTATTCTAGCACCAGAGCAGGCTCGTCGCTTCATCGACTACGTGTGGGATGCAACAGTTCTCGCCAAGGATGGTCGTAAAGTTACAATGCGTGCAAACACCATGGAACTTGAAAAGGTCAACGTTGGTGAGCGTGTAATCCGTGCTGCTGCTCAGGCACAGCCAGATTTCACAAATGCTGGTGCAACTTTCACAAAGGTCGAACTTACTACAAAGAAGATTCGTCTTGACTGGGAAGTTTCAGCAGAAGCGCTTGAAGATAATATTGAAGGTGCAGCACTTGAAGATCATCTAGTTCGCTTGATGACCAATGCTTTCGCTAACGATATTGAAGACCTCGCAATTAACGGCGATGGCTCAACAGGCAACTTCCTTTCAATCATGGAAGGATTCGTCCACTTAGCAGGCGACAACTCAGATGCTCATGAATCAGCAGTAACAGTTGTAGATGATGCTTGGACAACAAACGTAATGCAGGATATTATTCTTGCA